CCAAGTCAACAGCAAAGTCGGATCCTTGGTCAATGAATAAGTTGTAAGTAGCTGCGCTCATTTAAAGTTCTCCATGATGAAATTATAACAAAGGGGACATTTTATGTCAAGTGTTATTTTTTTCGTGGTTATGATATCTTACCAAGGATTACTCTAGCGGTACCTTGATTATAAATAGTCATTGCATTATTTCCGCCTGTTGTATCCAGTACAATTGTAGATTGCGATCCTATTGAATAAGTTTGTTTTGTAAGTATAAGTCCTTGCGTTTGAAGAACAAGTTTTCCTGCTGTAAGAGCACTTTGACTAAAATTAACAGATACAGATTGTTGATTTTGTAGTAAAGTGTTTAAGCCGCTCACATCACTAATAGCGTTTGCAATTTGCTGTTTTTGGGCGGTCGTTAGTGTTAAAGACTGAGCATCATTTAATTGATTAACATCTGATGGAGGAGCTTGGTATCCTTGTACTTGCTGCGTATTTACACTAGTTAAAGCCGTAGTTTGAAAACCAAAACCATCAATTTGAGTTTTACTATAGTGAAGCTGTGCTGTTTGTTGAGCATCTGTGTATCCTTCATCATTATTTAATTGACTTATATTGTGAACTGATGAGGACAAACTAATACGCTGAGCTTGAATAGTGCCGCTTGTAATACGTGATCCATCTATCTGAGTAGACCCGCTTGATTGTAAACTAGTAAAGGTAACAAGTCCAGTAAATCCTGCACCTTGATATACATCTGCAGCATCCTGTTGAGAAGAAAAAATAAGAGAACCTTCAGAGGACTGTTGTCCAGTTGTATCTCGAGTTGTATCTCCGGAAGGCGTACCATTTGCCTCTCGCGCTTCTTGAGCTTGCCATGTAACATACCAGTAGTTATTTGAAGCTCCTGCTGTAAATGTTGGGGCCTCAATACTCCATTGCTGTTGCAATCCAAGAAATGCTTGTTGAGTAAAACTGTAATCCGTTGCCGTTGGCAGTTGCTGTCCTGAAGGTTTATTTGCCGAAGGCTGTTTAAAGTATATGTAGCCTGATGCATTTCTTAGACCATGAAGTCCTGGAGTACCTGAACCTACTTTTGTAAAAGTTTGAACTTTAGTTAAGGGCCCAAAAGCAGTTCCATCAGCAGTTTTACCATTAATAGTGAGCGTTCTAGTTCCAGAGTCAGAAGTAAAACCGGTTAAATCAGCAACAGGATTGACACTAGATCGTATGGAGTTGTCTGATGCTAGTGCAACACTATTAGATGAATTAACACCATTACTTGTAGTAATAGTTATATTAAATTCTCCTGCACCTAAGTTACCTGTATCCTTATTTGCAAAAGTAAGGGAAGTTGTTCCTTCAAGAACTGTAATAGTTGCTTGAGTATCCGAAAGATCATTATCTATAACGGTTACATTATCATTGTCTAGTAATACGGTAACACTATCGGCACCTGGGGCACCTTTTTTTGATTTAGAAATACTTTGTCTTGTTGTTGTTTCTATATTACCCGTTGCAGTTCCAACAACTATAGTCCATGTAAATGTTTCAACATCGTCACCAAAGAATTGAGCACCTCCAGTACCATCAGTATTTGCAGGTAGAGTCGCATCTGCAATAGTAACAATCTGACTGGCTACGCCTGTAATATTTCCTACAGTAAAAGGACTATTACTAGATTTAGCAACACTTTTAATATACCAAGTGCCTCTTGCTAGAGTTGGGGCACCTCCAGAGCTATGTCCAAATGCTGCTCCTGAAGTTACTCCAACATATGTTCCTAGCTGACCCCCTAAAAATACTTCTAAAGTTGTTCCCGATCCTGTAAGAGTTCTAGGAAAGTTTCCAGATCCAAAACTTCCGTCAGCTTCTGTGGTTATAGAATGTGCAAAATTTGGATTTGAAATTGCAACCCCGCCCTCTCCTTCTTCTACAAAAATAATGGAGATACTGTCAGTAGCAAGTACTGTATTTCCTCCAGATTCTTGTACTTCAACTTCTATAGTTGCGCTAGTTGCAGAGCCTCTAGTATTAGGAACTACAAATTCAGCAGTTGAAGTAGTTGAAAAAGCTTGTTGCAAAGGAGTACCATTAACACTAAATCTAAATTCAGGATTTGCAGCAAAATTTCTAGCAGTTGCAGTTAGTGTTATAGCACTACCACTTGAAGCAGTACCACTATGATTAGGAGTTGTTCCCCCGGGTTTATACACTACCGAGTAGTCTTCTGCTGTTAACTCTACTGTTCTTCCTTGAGTGCCTTCGGCCCCGTCTTTTACTCGAATAATATCAGTTGTTCCAAAAGCGTTTAATCCAACATTATTCTTCTCTCGAACTTCAATTTTTATAGGTAAAGCAACTCCAGTCCCATAAGCAAGACTGTTAGTATTATGAAGTGTAAATGTTTTAGTAAACTCTCCCGAAACAGGATCTGAGAATCCTTGATTTTCTAAAGATTCATCTGTTTGATTAAATTCATTTGAAGTGGCTGAATCTACTTTAAACTGTGGCTCTTCAAATCCAATTGCAGTTGCAGTTACTTGTATATTAGTAAATGTGGTCTCTTGTACTTGAATACCTGAAGAGTTTGTATCATATTGAATAACATCCGGAGTTGCTTCCAAAGCTACAAACTTTCCTTGAGCCAAAGTATCACTTAAAGTAATAAATTTGTCAACCGCAAAGTTATTGGCTCCATTTGAAAATGAACTCCATCTAACTCTGCCAAATACTGCATCATCTCTATAATCTGGTCGATATACAGCTTTGTAAACAGTCCCAGAAAAAGGAGCAGGAAAACTTCTATCCAGAATAACTTCTTTAATATCACTACCATTATCTTCATAAATAACAGCAGTAACTTTAGCCGCTTGAGCGTCTACTTTCCTAAACCATCCTCCATTAGTGAAGCCTCCTGTAATAGTTGAGCTGGTAACTGCGCCTGCGTCTGTTCTAGCTTCATCTGTAAATAGTTTTACCTGAGTATCAGAGATTTTTTCTATAAAGAAAGTTTTACCATTTAACTGAGTTGAGCCCCCAACCTCTTCTACAATAATTTTATCGCCGTTTACTAAATTATGATTGCTTGAACAACTTAATATAACTGAGCTTGAAGTCCTTACAATTGTTGATACATAGTTTGCCTGTAACTTATTTGGATTTTCAAAAAGAAAAATATCTCGAAGAGCACAGGTAAAAGAGTTTCCACCCTGTTTAAGTCTAGTAGAATTAGCTGCAACTGTATATGTTCCAGTTTGTGTTGACCAAACAGAAGTATTACTTTGACTTGTACCTCTCCATCCTGCTGAAGGTATTTTTCTGTAAAATGGAAGATTTTTTAAACTATCAGTATCCCATACAGCTAAACCTGTGCCTCCATCAAATAGTAACCAATACCATGTGGGAGTTTGTCTAAGAGTCTCTCTATTTGTAGCTGCTCCTATACCCTCCACACTTACATTAGATAAACCGACTGCAATTGAAGAAGCTTGATTAAGAGTATTTCCTATAGAAAAACCTGCTGCTGAATTTCCTGCAAATCTTATAGCTTCATTTAAACCACTTGAAGCTGAGAGGTCTAAAGAATAGTTAAAAGTAGAACTTGAAATTATACCTTTAGGTAACCCCCCAACAATTCTTGGAACATCTGCACCATATTGATCTGACACATCATATTTTGTAGAAATAAAATCAGAGTAATTTTGTTTTCTCGAAACAGTTCGAACTCTAAAAGTATACAGATTGTCTTCGAGTGCTTCAAATCTATGAGATAATTTATCTGTTACAATTGGAGAGTCTATATGTGGAACGGTATGGTGTAACTCAAAACCATCTAAGAAAGAATATTCTCGTGTTTTAGTATTTCCAGCACTATCTGTAAAAGTTTCTTGAGGAACTGTCCAAGATATTGTTAATTCTTCTCCGGGTTTTGAAGCATCACTATCAATTGCTACATAAAGCTGTTCCGGAGGAGGTACAAACTCATCTTCATCTTCAATAGTAGGAAAAACATTTGATGGAGTAGCTCCTAGAGCATAGTCTAAATCAACTGCATCAAACTTTTCATTAAAATGTTCTACTCCAGTTATTTGAAAAGTATTTTTTTCATCCGAAGGAGCAATTCCTAAAACTTTATACTCTTTCTTTGAACCTAAAATCTGTACTTCGTCATTATCTTCCGCTTGTAATGCCCATACAGTGCCCGGTACAGGTCTTTCTGCTGAGTCATAGTCTGTACTTACAGTTGCTTCTGTAAAAGTTTCACCATTAATTGTAGTATCTGCAATTGTAACAGTTTTTGTTACTACATAAGAATGTTCTTTAAATTCTAAAGGTAAAGGTTCGCTATTATACCCGCCAGTTGAATTGCCTCCTCCTGAAGAATTTAAAGGCCCACCACTCTCTTGAAAAAGAGTAAAAGCATTATTTACATTTTTTTCAGCCTGTTCTTGGCTAACAAGCGATGATGAAGGACTAGTTGAACTAAAATAAACGTTATTATGTAAATTTAACTCAAAAGTTACACCCGGTGGGGGAGAGGTATCAGGAACCCAAAATTTTCCTGTAAATCTATCTCCTCTATTGAAAGTTGATATACCATCTCCGCCAGCGCTAACTTTATGCCCAGTGCTATTATTTATATGTAGGGGTCCTGCTCCTGTGTAAAAAGCTGAAAATCTAGTTACAATGGTACTTAATTCATAAGTACTAACACCACTTAAAGCAGTAATTTTTCTGTCGAAAACTACTTTATCTGCGCTAGTTGTATCTATTGATTTTACTACACCACTAAAATCAACTCCATATCTATCTCTGTCTTGTACATTTATAATATCTCCAGGACGTATAAACGCACCCTGCATTCCAGTTCTAAAACTTACAACTTCTTTTTGATTTTGTGCAGTAAAAAGCTTCCATCTTCCGTATCTATATGCTTGGCCTTCGGAAGTAGCTCCCATGGCAACTGCTTTTTGAGAAATAATTTTTCTAGTTTTTACAATATTTTCTCTATCTTCAACAATTAAAGGAACTTGCTCATAGTTAGCGGTAGGATCATTCCAAGTTACAACTACTTGATTAGATCGAGTTTTTCTTCCAGAACTTTCATAATTAAAAGTTCCGTCTACAACATTTGCTTTTGAAAAAGTATACACAGGATCTGAAGGAACATCTTGAACAGGGGTTACTTTACCATCTAACCAGTATAGCATACCAGTAAAGACTGTTGCCATATCTTTAAGAACTTTATATACTTCAGCAGATTTAGACAAATATAAATTAGCACGAAATCTTGGCTCAAATCCGCCTTTTCCATCAGGCACTAATTCATCGCAATACTTTGCAATTCTGTAAAGTGCAAATTTATTTACTAGATTGCGATCAATCCATTCCCCTGCACCATATCTATTATTTGTTACAATATCATAAAATACCCACGCAGGATTATCTGTATAGAAAAGTTGATGAGTGCCATCTATATCTTTTTTAAACTCACCATTCCAAAAGGCTTCGTACTTTGCAACTCCATCATCAGAATATTCTCTAGGAGTATATGCTGTGGGTATTCTAACTTTTAAACCTTGAAGTAAATAACTGCGAGTAGGTAGGCTGTTAAATGTTCTGGATGAAAAAGTAACTGCAGCGTGCGCTGTAAAAGGATATATAAACTTATCTTTTATAGTTGCTTTTAAGTCGGCTCCATTTAGACTTGATGCAGCTTGAAGTGTCCATTTAGAACGATCAGTTCTTCCTCCAGTCGTACCATTAGTCCAAACAGGTAATCCTGAATCTCGAGTTAATCGAATAATACGAATTTGAAAGTCATCAAAAGGCTTAAAACGATTTAGTCCAATTGTATGATCGAAGGATACAGCAGCAGTAGTTTTATCAGTGTGTACTACTCTTCCCCCATTCTGGCTAAACAAAGTTTGGTAGTCCCCAAAGTTTGTTTCTCCCGGTCCTTTTATTGCAATTTGAAATACATAGATAGCGCTCGCAGATTCTTTATCTCCGCCTTCATTATTATGAGTTATAAGAGCAGGATAGTTAATTCTAATTCCGAGTTCGTCTACTTGTTTTTTCTGTGCACCACTTAATCCAAAGTTGGGCCCTTGAGACGGGGTGCCAGAGGGAATTATTATAGGGTCAGCTTTATTATCGTCAAAAGTTTGATCCTCTGGATACCCATTAGTAGAGTACAGAGGAAATCCAAATGCGGTTGTAGTAGAATTAGTATTAGAATCATGAGATTGCTTTAATGCAACGCCGCTACCTCCTCCAGTTATAGTTATACCACCAGATAAACCATTTACTTGTTCAATAGGGGCTTGATCTAATGTGCCGCGTCTAAATTGTACTGTAGATCCATCAAATTTAGAGACAACTCCATTTAAATCATCCATATTTGAACTAATTGTTCTGGTTTCTTCTATAAAAAACGGTGCATTTGTAAGTGCATCTAAACTGCTATCAACTACTATAGTAGTATCATTTGTTCTAGAAGCAATTTTAAAGGTTTTTATTCGCTGAATAGTCCACGAACCCATTGTTTGATACTGATTTGCAAGTCTATTAATATTAGAGTTAATAGTCAGTGTATCATTTGCAAAACCTGAACCATCTGCTACTAGTTCTGCACCTCCGGGGCGTACACAACGTAAATAAGTTGAAATAGTTCCTAAAGTATTAAAGTCAGTGCTTAAACCGGCTCCTGTTGCGCTCATATAGCTTGCATTAACAGGAAAACCAATCGGAGTAACGGTTATAGTTATATTAGATACTTCTTCTACAACAATATGAATAAATTTTCCAACATCATCGTCGGTTATTGTTATATTTGATACTGTGGCAGTTGTAGATCCACTAGAAGAAGAGAGCGTAGGTGCTCCAAAGGTACCATTTACTGTTTCATTCATAGTACCTACGACAGTTGATTTTTCAAAAGGAATATTATTTATATATACAGAGGCTTTGCCGTCTACTAAGCCTTGAATAGGCCCTTCGCAAAGCATATCTACTAAACCTATAAATTGTTTTGAGGCTCCAAATGACATTATAAATTACCTTCCATCTCTTCTAGGCCCATGATCATTATCTGGACCATTGTTTTGAGGTCCTTGATTAGGAGAATTTAGTAAAGGTTGATCATAGTCTACAAAACTTCTTGCCGCATTTTTAATTTCAAAAGAAATTGGTCTGCCAGGCACTCTTAACTGACCATATAAAATAGGCACAGGATCTCCTTCTATTAAATTTTGAGAAGCTCCTTGAAAAAGATAAGCATCAGGATCTTGCTGTACATCTACAGAGGGATCAGGGGCCATCATTTCTTGCAGTCCTGTTAGTGCCAAATTTATTGCTAATCCTATTGCTAATTTACCAAGTATAGTTCCTGCGGCAAATTGTAATCCTGCAGCAAGAGCTCCAAAACCTCCTCCAAGAGCTGTTAAACCTCCTCCCGCAACAACTGCACCAACTCCCGCAGTAACAACAATAAGTGCTATTGCTAAAAATATTTTTCCCAGCCCTCCCTTTGAACCTTGGGGCAAAGCTTGTATTGTTAAACTACCTTGAGGATACTCTAAAAGAAGTTGATCTTCATAGTCTAAAGGTTTATCGGCAACTGAGCAAACAAAACCTACTCCTCGTTCATGGCAACTTAGCATATATTCACGAAATTCTTGAAAATTTAATTCAAAACATTGTAAAGCCTCTCCAAAAGAAGATACTTCCATTTCAAATTCATGGCCAAACTTATCAGCAATTTCACCTTCTAAGTATACTTTACGCAACATAACGATATATTCCTACTAAATGCTCTGCCCAAAAAGGATATAAATTTTCTCGGCAAGATAATCTATTCTCTGCATGATGATAAAAAACATCATTTCCTAAAAATACGCCACAATGATTTGCAGTGTTTGACCTGACTTTAAATATTAAAACATCATTTCTTTCGGGCGTATCAACTTTTTTATGTTTCCAATTTTTTATATTTTCTTCTGTAAAATAATCTAAATTATTCTTCCACCAGTTATCTTCAAAAGGTTCTCGTGGAGGAATATTTATATTTTCTTTAGCTAGCCAATCTCTCATAGCTTCAAAACAATCTGTGATTCCAAATTTATAATCTCTTCCTATAAGAGGATACGCTCTTTTTTTCGGCTCTACTATATTTAACTCCATAGTAGGGTAGCTAAAAATATAGTATGGAATACCTAAAGCGTTACAGCAATCAATATCATGTTGAGAGGGTTCATTAGACTCATCTGGATGGCTATGAACAATCGCAAAAATGTCTGCTCGCCTTTTTATATCTAAGTACTCCGCTGAGGATAAAATAAAGTTTTCCTCTCCTTTTGCAAGATTTGTACAAGGAAACCACTCTTTTTTACCTCTAACAATCCCTATTACTCCACAACCCTCTCTAGGATATTCTTGTCTAAAATGCTTTTCTATTTCGTCTATCACTTGAACTTCTTCGACCCTGGGAAGCCTCCAAAAGGTAAAGGGACTGCACTATCTAAATCATCGCTACTCGCATTTCCTTGGAATCTTATTTTGCAAGAATTTAAACTTTTTCCACATAAATCAATTCTTTTCCAATATTTTCTATGATGCCTAGGATCTTTTCCTGTATTATCAAACAATGCTTCCCATATCTGTACTTGATTAGAAATTTCTTGGGCTTTCCCACTTCCAGAACCCGCAGCTGTTGCTCTAAAAATTGTGTTTACAGCATTACTACTAGAGCCTATAGATTGAAAATTTGTAGTACCAGTAGTTACAATTTTATAAAGTTGACCTATAACAAAGCTTCCTGCATTAACTTCCGGCCCTGTTGTTTCTGTAGTTTTAACAATATTACCTTTAGTATACCCATTTCCAGAATTATGTGTGGAGCTCCATTCAGTTAGAGCTTCCGTAATTTTCGTATCATCACTGCGAAAAAAAGAGTGTTGTTCAGACTCTGTATATCTCCAGGTGCATCCGCCTCCAAAACCTAACTCTCTTCCTTGGTACTGCCAAGGACAGTACTGTCCAATTACATTTCTTGCAGGAATTTTTGCTCTTTCAACATCCATTGGAGAGGCAAGTTCAAAAATTACAAAAATATTACTTTCAGACGCTATTCTATCTATATAATAAACTTGTGGAGGAAATTCATTAGGAGTCGCAGAACCAGTATTACAGTCAGATAAAAAAGCCTGTCTATAAACTACTTTAGTTCCAATAAGATCATCATTAGTTTCAAACTCGACATTTAAGCTTCCGTCAATAAGATTGCTGCCACTGGCACGTATTGATGGATCTCGAATATTGTGTAAAGTTATTTCTTTATCGTCTATAGTTTTAGATAATACTGGAATATTTGCAATGGTAAGTGTTGGCCTTGCAATAGCCCCGGAAGATGCAACTTCTATTCCCGTTATTTGAATAGGTATTGCACTATACTGATTATTACGAAACTCAATTTTATCCGTTCCTTCATTATTTAATCCAGAGAATAAAAAATAGTTACCATCACCTGTGCCTGGGTCATAACCAGGAAGAGTAATGTCAAATAGCTCAACAAAACTATCTAATGCTTCTTGAGAATTAGCTAGTGTTGTAGTTACCTCAGGTTGCTGTACCTTATCTACTGTATCTGTCACGGCTCAAAAACTCTTTTTAAAGTTGCTGAAAGGGTATGTAGCTCAGAATTAACATATGTTATATTGTATTGATCGCAAACTACTTTGATTGTATTATCGGACTCATTGTGCTCAGTAACTATAAGACTAAATTTTGAACCTGACTGCCTATCAAAAAAAGCAGCTAATTTATTTACTTCTGCTCTTGATCTATTACCAAACTTTACATTAAAAGTTTCATCAGTAGGATTTATACCCGCTTTAACTCTTTGAGAATAGCCGTCTCCAAATTGAGCAGTAAGAACTCTTTGTGTTACTCTACGAGTAGCACCTCTGTCCAGAGCTATATCTTCACTTGCATTAGGATTTGTACCATCGTATCCACCTTGAGGAACTACTATTTTATAAACTGCCATTATGCCACTCCATTTGGATTAAGAATGCCGCCCTGTCGTTTTTGATTTAAAAGCTCTTGTTGTACAACATTTGCAATAGTTGTTCCTAAATCTACTCCTTCACCTTCTGTTTCTTGTGTTACTGCACCATCAGAATCAATATTTACATTTACAACTACATTATTTTGCTGTCCAGAGCCATTTCTCATTTCTACAGGAATTTCTTTGCCGTTAGGTAAGGGAACTACTGCTTCTGTTCCATGAAGAATTGCAGGATATCCTGCTTGTCTCCCTTTTGCAATTCCTCCTCCTGTAAACTGTTGAACTTTTTCTGCAACTCCTCCATAACGCATATTTGGATCTTTTTCAAATACTCCGCCATTTCTTCCTAATAAGTTTGCGAAAAAGCCGCCCTCTCCGCCTGTTGCAGCTATAAGCATATTCAATACTAGTTGTTTTGCAATCATTTGTGCAATGTCTGCTAGAATTGCTTTTGCCATGTCTGCAAATGCTTGTTTTGCGGATTTTGTGCCATCAATTAAAGATGCAAATGCATTAGTCATATTCCTTTCAAGACTTCTAGCTGCTCCATCTACTAAAACATTTACATCTTCTAAATTTGCTCGAGCTTCTTTTAATCCCTCTAGTTTTTCTGTCAGTTGCTCAGTTTTTTGTCCAACCGCTTGCTCAGCTGCATCTCCTGCCTCTGTTGCTTTCGATGCCACTTTTTCGGATAAATTGAATAACTTACCTGCTAATAGATTCAAGGATGATGCTGCCTCCACCGTCTCAGGATTATTAGGATTATCCGCAAGAGCACTAGCAGCTCTTGTTCGAGCTATGCTAGCTTCGGCGGCTAATCTAGCGGCTAAAATTTCAAACTCTAATTCTGCTAACTCTCTTGCAATCTTTTTTCGATTTTCTTCTTCTTTTTTTTGTTCTGCTAATAGTTTTTCAGTTCTGTCTATCTCTAAATCAAGAGATCGTCGATCTTCTGTTAAAAATGCAAAAGGATTAGATTGTCTCTCTTCTCGAAGAGTTCTGCTATCTTCAATTCTTTGTCGATCAAATTCTTGTTGTGCTCGTTTTGCAGCTAAATCTGAAAGTTTTTGCTCTACATCTAAAAGGCGTTTCTTTTGCGCCCCTTCTGCTTCTAAAACTGCTAGAGTTTTTTCTTCTTCAGTTTTTTTACTACGAGTTAGTGCCTCTATGTCTGCGTTTATTCCTGCAACTCTTTCTGTTTCTGCTGCTCCGGTAAGAAGTAATTCGTTATTTTCTTTTTGAGCCTGTAATACTTTTACTTTGGCATCAATAACGTTATCTTCTTGTTTTAATCTTAGAGTAGTAAAACCTGCTCCTACTTTTTCTAGTCTAGAAAGTTCTGAAAGAATTGCTTGCTCTTTCTTTAACTTTCCCTGTCTTTCAATAATTGTATCATTATTTTCTTGAAGAGTGTCATTAAATTCATTAAATCTTTTGTTCAAATCTTGAGCATTTGTTATTGGGTCTTCTAACTTTAGTGCCTCCTCTAGCTTTTTTGCTAAAACTTCCGCTCCCGGAAACTGTGATTTTAGATCCTCAAGACTAACTTCAATTGATTTAAAAGAGTCTCCAGATATTTCATTTATCACTGAATTAAGAGTTTTACCCAATTCGACACTACCCTCTATTGCTGGACTAAATGCAGTGGTTGCTCTTCCGGCTATTTTATTTACTTCTGTATTAAAAACTGCAAATTGAGTTGTTAAATTTTTTGTATTACCTACAAAATCTTCAATAGGCTGCTGTATTTTATCAATAAAAGCTAAAACTGCTGCAAGAGATAAGTTACCCTCTTCAGCTAGCCGTTTAATTTCTGCTCTTGTTTCATTAAAACCTTTGGATACACCCGGTAAAACTTCTTCAAATTTTCCTAGCTTTTCTTCCGCTATATCTAGTACTTT